TTGGGCTTACTGTCCAAAAAGTGAATGGAAAGCTCTTACAAGAAGAGTTAAACCTGTTTCTAAAAAAGAAACTGTAGAAGGTTCTGAAGATAAACCTGTTACCAAGAGAGGTAAGAATAGTATTCAGTAATTATCATGAGTGGAGAAATGGTAAACAACCCACTTCATTATGGTGGTGCGGACAATCCTTATGAGGCAATCAAAGTTATTGAGGCATGGGAGTTAGACTTTCACTTAGGGAATACTGTTAAGTACATCTCAAGGGCAGGAAAAAAAGAAACTGATAAAGAACTTCAAGACTTGAAGAAGGCGTTATGGTATCTTCAAAGACGAATAGATAATTTACAAAAATGATTTATTACTTAATCGGACAACCTCACGCTGGTAAGACCACATTGTCCAAATTATTAAAACAACATTTGTATCCTCAAAATATTATTCAAATAGATGGGGATGAAATTAGAGATATCTTTCAAAATAAAGATTATTCTGAACAAGGAAGACGGAAAAATATTCAAAGAGCTCAAGACATTGCAAAATTTTTGAATGCAAAAGGTTTTGATGTTATCGTATCATTGGTTTCTCCATATAAAGATTTAAGGGATGAGTTAAAATTAAGTTCAAATGTAATTGAAGTTTATATTCATACTACTGATGTTCGAGGTAGAGAAAACTTTCACGTTGAAAATTATGAAAAACCTACTGAGAATTATATTAGTATTGATACTAGTAGCGTTTCAGAATTTACATCATTGGGTGAATTAATTAATAAAATAAATGAATATGGAAATAAATAGAGAGGAACCGGAAATACAATTTTACCTTGCATATTATATGGAAAATGGTGAAGTTGATGAAAATGGGGTGATGGATATTAAAATGAAAACCGCTGTTGTACCAATAAGATTGAAAGAGAAATTCTTAGAAACATTTAAAGACAATCCTACACCAAGTAAAAAAGAAATTTTTAAATTTTTGGATAGTCATGAGTAATTGGGAAAGAAAGACACACGTACAAGCAGCATTTGCGTCATCATCGTCAAATAAGAAGTATTCTATGTTTGTTGGAAGATGGCAACCATGGCACCATGGACACAGAGCTTTGATTGACCAACAACTTGAACGAGGTAAGAACATATTACTTTGTGTGAGAGATGTTGAGATTGATGATAAGAATCCATTTTCAACTGAATGGGTTGTTGAGAACTTAAACAATGAGTTGAAAGATTTAATTGACGAAGGCCGATTGGTAATTCAAGTTATTCCGGACATTGATAGTATTAATATTGGTAGAGGAGTTGGATATGATGTGATAGAACATTTACCACCTGATGAGATTAAGAATATTTCGGCAACCAAGATTAGAGAACAAATGAAAAAGGATGGTAAGTTATGATAGATATAAAAGTAAGATACAATACAAAATGTGATGATAATCATATGTTTTGGAGAATATTAGTTGATGGGTTTGAATATCTTGCGTCAAATGTTATTTTTGAAATTCCTACTCACACTACTAGAGATATTGTTTACGACCCATCAATAAAGGCAAAAGTAGATAAACATCATTTAAGTTGTGAGGCAAATGAAGTGGTATGGAAAGGTGATGTTGCAATTATTAAGTAAATGAAAGTTACAGTAGATATTGAAGAATACGCGGAAGGTGCGATATTATTAGACGGATTGGAATCCGCAATAGTTGGGATTGTTGAAGAATTTGGTAATGGAAATAGGATTTTATATTCCAAACAAAAAATACTAAACATTCTCCAAGAAAGAGATTTGATGACGATGGGTGAAGCTGAAGAGTTTTACGACTACAACATACTTGGTTTGTATGCTGATGAACAAAACGCGGTGTTCTTGGATTTAGAGATTACACCAATAAAAAAAGAAAATGGTTGGGAATACCAATTAAAAGATTAATATGGCAAATACAATGACAACTTATGTTAAGGTATGTAATCTTAACGAAGAAACGTTTGGTAAAGTTAAAGAATTGTTTGAAACTGAAGGTGAGAATAGTTCAGAAGTTAAAGTGGTTGAACACTTTAATAAATTATTTGGGACCGAATTTAATACTACCGACAACTATATGAGTAGAGAATGGATGGATGAAAACATCGGGTCAAATTGGATTAGAATTGAATTTGGGGATGTTGAATACACACCTGAAGTTGACTTGATTCTTGAAACTGCTTGGAATGTACCGACGGAGTATATTCAAAAAGTGGTTGAAGTGTTGAATGAGGTTGATAAGGATATTGTTGCTTATGGAACGTATGAAGATGAAGGTTATTCTCCGGTAGGTGCTTTTGTTTATGGGTATGATTATGATGACATTGAGGATTATGATGAAGTCGATTCAGAACGTATGTGGGAAGATGATGATTATAATGAAGAAATGTATAATGGATTATATGAACTTCGTGATTCGTTATATGAAGGTTATCGTGAAGTAATAAATGAAAGAAAAATAGAAGAAAATTAATATGAAATCACATTTTAGAAAAACGGAGTATTACACCTCCCACAACGCAAACACTCCGGTGGAGTTAGATAGCGAAAAATTCCCTGACTTTAAGGGTGAAACTGAAGAAGAGTTCTTACAATACATCTACGATAATTTAGACGGATGGGTTGGAGGAATGGAAAATGACGATGAATTACCTTTTGATGAAGAAACATTAGACGCTTTGTATGAATTACAAAACGGGTCAATGACAGAATATTGGGGTTCTTATCAAAACTATTTTGAGGGAGACCTTCAAATTGGTGAAGTGACACCTGAAGAAAATTACAAAAATAATAATTTTAAGACAAATCACTCAATCTCAATCTAATGATAGAAACGGGCAAAATAATAAATGGAGATTGTGTTGAAGTGATGAAGACTTTACCTGAAGGTAGTGTTGATTTAATTGTTACCTCTCCACCATATAACGCCAACATTAAGTATGATGAATATGACGATGGGTTATCAATGGAGGAGTATTGGGATTTCACCATTAATTGGTTGAGTGAGGCTTTCCGAGTATTGAAAGATGACGGTAGGGTTGCAATAAATGTACCGATTGAAATGAATGTTCAAGAGAGGGGTGGAAGAATATTATTCAATGCTGAGTTTTGGATGAAGATGAAAGAAGTTGGGTTTCAATTCTTTGGAATGGTTGACCTTACAGAAGATTCTCCACATAGAGTTAGACAAACGGCTTGGGGTTCTTGGATGTCAGCGTCATCACCATACATTTATAACCCAAAAGAATGTGTGATACTTGCTTATAAGAAATCAAAAAAGAAATTGAATAAGGGTGAATCACAATGGGAAGGTAGTCATACTAAAATTACATTAGAAGATGGAACTTTGAAGGATAAAGTTATTTATGACGATGACGATAAGAAAGAGTTTATGAACTTAGTTTTTGGTAGATGGGAATATTTTGCAGATACCAAATCGTTAACTAAAGCGACCTTCTCAATGGATATTCCATCAAAGGCAATTAAAATTTTAAGTTATAAAAATGATATTGTTCTTGACCCTTTCATGGGTAGTGGGACGACTGCGGTTAGTGCTGAATTATTAGGTCGTAGATGGTTAGGAATCGAATATAGTTCAAACTATGTTGACATAGCGACGAATAGAATTAAACATTTTATTGAGGAAAGAAATCAAACTGAATTAGAATTAGAATAGAAAAGGGTCGTAAGACCCTTTTTTTTGTTTGTAATGATATTTATAAATAAAAGTTAGAATGGCTCAATTTATAATTACCGAAAACCAATTAATATTAATTAAAGAAAACTTCATTACTGAGAAAAAACAGAATGAAGAGCAGATGGTTAACGAGGCGGCGTGGTATAATACTGTAATGGATGTGGTTGGTATTGTTGACCCAACACCAATAACTGACACAATTAACGCTGTTTCATATTTTGTTCAAGGAGATACTCTATTTGGTATATTAAGTTTAGTTGCTGCACTACCATTCTTTGTGGGTGATTTTGTTACAAAACCTGTAATGGGAGCATTAAAAGTGGGAAGTAAAGAAACTAAAGCGTTAGAATCGGCACTTAAATTAGCTAAAACAGATGCGGTGGCTGCCGGTGAAATTATTGGTAAATTAGCAAAAGAACCGGGACCTGTTGGTAATTTTTTAAGAAGTGCTGGAGGTTCAGGAGGATGGGCAGAAAAAGTTAATGGGTTTTTAAGGGAAATGCCTGCAGGACCATTTAAAGGTATGAAAAATACCATCATGGATTATTTTACTCTATTAGGTAGAGCAGGTTCTAAAAGTAAAAATGTTAGTGGGCTGGCAAAAACACTTGAAGCTGAATTAAAGGCAGGTAGGGCAGGAGTTAAAGAAATTCAACAATTAAAAGATGCTATGAAAGCCGACAAAATTTTTGACGTTGCTGCTTTAAGTAAACCTGGATTTATGAGTCAAACGTTTTTTGGTGGAATTCCAAGATTATTTAGAAGTGCTGAGGGAAGAAGAGTAAAAATAATGATGCAACAAACTAAATGGTGGTTAGGGTTTTTAGATTATATTGGACTTGGTAACTGGGTTGGTGAAAAAGAAGTTATTAAAAAGTTAGGTAGTGAACAAGAAATGCAAAAGGCCATGGAAAATTACCAAAAAACACCTGAAGCTAAAAAGTACTTTGAAGAATCCTTTAAAGATGGGGAAGTGGTAAAAACACCTATTAAAAAAGTTACAGATAACGTTTCCGATAATGTTTCAAGTGATAATGTTGAATTAGACCCAATGGCCAAATTTTTAAGAGGAATGTTAACAGGACAATTAAACCCAATACCGGGAATGTAATATAAAAAATAATAATAAAAGATATGACAAAAATTATAAGATTAACTGAATCTGATTTAAATAGAATCGTTAGTAGAGTTATTGAAGAACAGATGAACCGACA